TAACTGAAGGTGAAATGTACCAAGAGTCATTTACCAGTGACGGAAGAATAAGTCAGCAGTACATGCTATCAACAACTGGAATTGTTAACTCTTCTATCGAAGTGTATGTTGCAGAAGGTGCAAATGGTGCAGAAATTCCATACACCCAAGTAACTCGTTTAATTGAAGCAACTAACTCAGATCTCGTTTTCTCTGTAACTCTCTCAGCAGATGATACTTCCACAATTGTATTTGGTAACTCAGTACACGGAAAAATTCCAACAACAAACGCCGTTGTTCGTATTGTGTACCGCCGTAGCCGTGGTGCTGCTGGAAACGTAGACGTAAACGCAATTAAAGAATTTGAGTCATTAAACAATATTTATGGGCCGCCGTACGATGGGGTGCTCATTACACCTAACTCTACAAAAGCAATCGGTGGGACAGATAGTGAAAGCATTACTTCACTAAAAACAAATATTCCAGCATCTTTCCGTTCCCAAGACCGTGCTGTATCTATTCAGGATTACATCGATTTAACATTGCGTGTTCCTGGTGTTGTTAAAGCAACAGCAAAAATAAATGCTGATACCCCAGTTCAAGGTCTTATTATTTCTAAAAAAATACAAGATAATAAAGTTGTACTTGGAACCGCTTCAGCACATGGTTTATTAGTTTCTGACATTGTAGGGATAACAGGACTTGGATACCCATACGATGGTTCGTTTGAACTAGTAACGGCAAGCGCAAGTGTTCTTGCTTATAACTTAGATATTACTGAACCAAACAGTGCTTCTGTAGCCGTAGATAGCCCAACAGCACTATACCGAAACGACAACGTAAGAATCTACGCATTAACAGACCAATCTGTTTATGACGGAACTTTAGCAGTAGAACCAACAACTTCACCAATTGAAGTTGAAAGTAGTCTTCGTGTTGCTGTTTATGACTACATATCACCACGTCAAATGTTTGGTGTCAACTCTGTAGTTATGCCATCAATAACATTAACTTCTGTATATGTTGGTTTAACATTAAATGTAATGAGCACTTTTTCACAAGAGGCTGTAAAAACAGATGTTGAAAATGCAATTAAAGAATTGTTTTCTTTTGAAAATGTTACTTTTGATCAGGTAATAACCCTTGGTGCTTTGTATCGAACTGTCCTTGATATTACGGGTGTTGATTACGTAACTATAACAACATTCAATACATCTGGAACTCCTAATGAAATTTCTACTGTAGGAATTAGCCCATCAGTTAAAGGTGTAACTACTACTACTGGGACTCTCTTATTACTTGAAGACTTGGCAGTCACAGCAAGTGGCGGAATTGCAGTAGCGTAATATGGCATATACCTCTTTTAGAGTTCGTAGGAAAGACAGTGTTGGAGCGCCAGACCCCAACCCGTTTGGCTCGTACTTACGTGGTACTGATGAAACAGCACCTACTGGATTAACCAGAGTTGACTCAGACTTTGCAATACGTTCTACAGGACTTATTACAGCAACTGGATCATTAATTGTTAATGCAGCATTTAAATCAACAGCAACAGACTATTCAACAATAAAATTAGAATGGTCAGAATTTGGCATGGTAAACCCTGTCGATAATAGTGTTGGTGATTCAAACATTTTTGAAATTGTTGTAGTGTATTCAAAAAATGGTGCTCCAGAAACTGTTGCCGATGGTGTCATAATTAAAACGCAACGATATGACGACACTGTTTGGGCTGTAACACACCACGATCTGCCACAGGGTAGGTGGGCTTATTATTCTTTGTTCTTACATTGGAACCAAAACGGAACTGGCCCTAGCGGTGTTAATTGGTATGAACGAGTTGCCACATTACAAGAATTAGTTCCATATAATCATGGTGGATCAGCCGTGCTGTGGAACAGAATACCTGCGTACATTAAGACTGGTGATACTTCTGGAAGAGATCTAGACCCAACTGGGAACCAGCGTGGTCAACTTGAGCGTTTTATTGATGTGTTTGGTTTTGAACTAGACCGAACACGTAGTCTTATCAATGCTGTTATTACACAATACGATCCATCAATAACTGAGTCAGAATCGATTGATCAATTAACTTCAATGCTTGGTTTGGAAATCACTTCAAAAGATATTGGTACTTCTCGCATTCGACAAATAATTCAAGACATTGGTTATTACCGACAACGCAAAGGAACTCTAGAGGCTGCTGCTCAATACATCACGGCTGTTAGTGGTAGTCAAGTAGACATCGTAGAATCAACAACTGACCCTCGATACACCTTTCGTGTACACGCAGAAAAAGCAAACCTTGTTGCTGACTCTTTGTTTGTGATTGAGTCTGGAACTAAGAAATGGGATTTCAGTTCTTCAAGTGCTTCATGCTCATACACTAAAGAAGATGAAGTACTTACTGTTTCAAACACAAGTGGTGCTTCTGCACAGTTTGCACTAATTTCTAAAGTTGCTGTTCCAGTAGAATCAGGAATTGACTATTGGTCTTCTGTAAAGAAATCAGGAGATGGCAGAGTTTATGGTTCATTCTGGTCTGCTTCAGCCGCTTGGACTGAGTGGAACACTGCGGAACAAGATGATTATTTAATGCCAGTAAACCTATCTCCAGAAGACAGGCGTGTAATTCTTATGCCAGAAAGCGCTAGTGCAATGGCTTACCCAGTAATGCTGTTTGCTCTTGATGCTGGTGACGTTATGGATGTTTCTGAATGGATGGTTGAACCAAAGACTTATGGAACATTCTTTAACGGGTCTTCAGATTTTGGTGGGTTTATTTACCAAAACAACTTTGCTGACCATGCTTGGGCAGACCAAGAATACGCATCGTATTCAACGTACACAACAAACAAAAAGAAAACACAAGACGCAATAACAAAGTTGTTACCAACACTTATTCCAGTTACAGTATTAATTCAAAATATTCAAGGGTACGCCGTAGAGTTTGATTGGATTCCAGGAAAAGAATGAACTACATAATCTGTGCATTAGCCGTTTACAAAGCAGTACAAATACTTGAAGCAATTTCACCACGGGAAGCAATGCCGTGGGTCAAAGTTGTTGTTGGTACTATCTTGTCCTATGCCTCAATCTTTGTAATACATTTCAAAGATCGATGGCTTGCAGGATTAGTGGTTGCCACGCTTGCAGGAGCAGTACACACCCTGCTACGCTTACTCACCCTAACTGGAGATATGGCACATAAAAAATCAATCAAATAAGGAAACAACATGGAATACTTAGTCGGTGGTACAGGTAACGCATCAGCAAACGTAATTGAGTCTGGTCTTAAAGACTCCCAAGGTGAGTGGTTCCACATCCTGTGGACAGGGAAACCAACCGCAGGTCAAGCACGGGTAATGGACTGGGTGATTGACCACAGCGCAAAATTCACCGTCTACTCAGAGTCTGGGAAAGTCCCACCAGCAGTTGGTCAGGCTGCCGACTCAATTATCAAAGTAGATAACCTTGTAGAAGACACCTTCTTTCAAGCCCAAAGCCGTTCAGGTAATTCTCTCAAAGTCCTTGTTTTATTTGATGAAGATGAGTCTAATGAACCTACTGACCTGACTCAACGGTTGGTGTTTGGTGCAAATGAACGCAACTTAGATTGCCTAGAGTTGACCAATGGTCTTGCCCCACTAACTGTAGACAGTACCCCAGAGGCCCCTAGGAAGCCCCAGGATGCGTCAAAAGAAGAGGTGGTGTCTACCCCACGCATGGAGAAAGTATTGAGCGTCAGAGAGCCTGTAATGCAGATTACGGTCTACTCTGATGGCTCTATTAAGACCAAACAGTTATAGGAGAGGGTGGCAGGTCAAAGAAGGAAACCCTACCACCCTCAATCCTAAAGCCAGATTCCGCAGAAAGGGGGACGGAATTGGCAGGGAAGGAAGAAGTCCTTTCCATAAACCGATGTTAACACACAAAGAGGAGCAAATCAAACATGGCAAAGTTCAGTGGAACATTCATTCCAATCCCAACTTGGGTAATGGAATACCTAGGTAGCGACCCAATAGCCTTGTGCGTATTGGTAAACGCCATACGTTACATGGATAACGACACACAGCAATTCACTACGTCCTATGACCACCTTGCCGAAAAGACAGGTCTTGGTAGGAGCACGATTATCCGTGCCATGCAAAGGATTGAATCATCTGGAGTATTGCGAAAGACTGTCCGTAAAGCCAAGGGCGGAAACAACAGACCAAATTTGTACACCGTGGATTTCAACAATCCGAAGTCCAGGGAGGGTGTCACCAGCGACACCCCTAGTAGTGTCACCAGTGACACCCCCCTAGTGTCACCAGCGACACCCTCGGAGGGTGTCACCCCTGACACCCAATCTATAGAGACTAATCATCTCCTAGAAGGAAAGCCAAAAGAAAAGAAGAAAATTCCTTCGTTCATGCTTACAGACCCTAAGTGGAAAAAGCAAATTGAAAAGTGGGTAACGGAATGAAAAAGAAGCACGATGACTGGGATGTCAAAGTAATCGGCGCTGATGAAGATAAGCCGAAGGTTGAACCTCAGAAAGGTCCAAGCCTTAAAAAGTTAGTCATGTACCTTCAAGACCGCACGACTGGGATGTCCATGTCTTTGAACGCCCCAGTCAATGGGCCAGCCATGATGAAGATCTTTAGCACCATGATTGCTGATTCCGTAACACATGACCAGATTTACCAGATGATTGATTTGTTTGCCGATGACATTAAGCGCACACCGTTAAAAGAACAAGAGACTCCTTGGCGAGCATTTGCCGCCAGACGGGGTGAGTTGTTTAAGCGTGTTCAAGGGAGTACAGTGCAGTCCACTTCTGAGAAGGTGCAGTTTGATCCACGATTGGAGAAGTTCCTAAATGACTGATTGGCATGGCCCTCGCTACTGGCGTAACAGGCAACCAAAAGAAAGAGTCAACAACGCATACGTTCCAAGACGATTCATGGATAAGACTCTTGACAACTATGACGAAGAAGTTGGGAGTTGGGGTGTTGTAAAAGCAGTCCGTGGTTGGATGAGCATCATTGATGAAAACCGTGAAAGCGGTGAAGGTTTGTTTTTGTGCGGATCAACTGGTACTGGCAAGACTCACCTTGCATCTGCAATTCTTTCTGAGTTGTTGTTTACAAAGCAACTAGGCGGTTATTTCATCACTGCTGAAAAATACATTGAGGCTTGCTATGACGAGATTCGAAATGATGGAGAACTTCCTGAAGAGTACGGGAATGAGTACTTGCTCAAGTATCTAAATTCCGTTTACGACATCGTTGTGTTTGACGGTCTGGGTAGTGAGAAGAAAACAGACTTTACAAAGGGCGCTCTTGTATCATTGTTTAACAGTAGGTACGAAAACAAGTTGATCACGATTGTTACTTCGGAGTACAGCATTGCTTCGTTGTCTAAAATTTATGGACCACGATTGTCTTCAATTCTCCAGGATTCAACTTTACAAATTCCATTTGAAGGAAAGGATTACAGGACTACTCGTCATGGAAAAGAATGACCTTTTTTCTTTCACCAGTAAATCTCAAGCAACTATGTTTGAGGGGGTGCTTGCTTCTCCTCCAGAAGGAATTGCAAAGGTCAAAGCAAATTACTTTTTAAGATCAGAGAAGTGGGATCAATACTTACGCATGTGGGAACCAAATACTCTTCCCATAAAATCTTTGAGTGACGCAGTAAACAGGTTGGGAATAGGTACAGAGGTTTATACACTGCTTCCACCTCAAGTCGCTGATGCGATAGACAGGTGGTTAATTAAGAAGGGGATTTCAACAAACGTGGTTGCATATCAAGACATCAAAGAACTTGTTTACGACCTCAACATCAACCGTGGTATTACCAAAGTTTATGTTGCAGATCAAGAGCACTACAAAATGATTGGGTTCAGGGCTACCGTAGTTTCACCAAAGACTGCGTGGACTGTCTGATGGCTAGTTCAGAACAACTTTTAATTAGCAAAGTAATTCAAGAGCAGGACATTAGTTATCCGCTTAAGCATGGTGTTAAGTCAGACCACTTCACTAAAGAGTGGGGAACTGTTTGGACATGGTTGATTAGTTACTGGCGCACTCATGGATCAGTACCAACTGACCGTGCAATCAACATGGAGTTTGGTGACATCAAAGTTCTTGATGCCAAGTCAGAACCGTTTAGTGCTCTTGTTGATGAGATGTTTGCGTCTTACCGACAACGAAATCTTGTCGAAGCAATGTCAGCCGCAATGCCTGCACTTAATGCTGGTAACACTAGTGAAGCATTTAAACTACTTTCCGCAGGTGTACAAAAGGCTGGGGCAGATGTTGCTCGCTTGCGAGATGTAAACCTTATTGAAACATGGGAAGCACGTCTAGAAAAGTATGACGAACTACGAAAAATGCCAAACGCAATTCGTGGTATCCCTACGGGCATCAATGGTCTTGACAGAATCACTTCAGGGTTTAGGCCACAGCAGTTGATTACCTTTGTTGGTGAAGCAAAGAAAGGTAAGTCATTGATGACATTGATGATGGCAAACGCTGCTCACCTTCACGGTAAGCGACCACTGTTTGTTTCGTTTGAAATGTCTGCTGAAGAACAAGCAGCACGATACGATGCGATTGTCGCCAAGGTTCCGTATAGCAACATTCTGCGAGCAAACCTTTCCGACCTGGAGTTTGAAAAGGTTCGCAACACTCTACGCATGCGTAAAAACATGCACCCATTTATCATTACTGAGGACACCTCATCACTTACTACTGTAAGTTCAATTGCTGCAAAATTGCAGGAGTATAAACCTGACATTCTGTTTGTTGACGGTGTGTACCTAATGGATGATGAAAACGGAGAACCTAAAGGATCTCCACAAGCACTAACTAACATTACCCGTAGTTTAAAACGGCTTGCACAGACTGCTGATATTCCAATCATTGGAACTACGCAGGTTCTTTCATGGAAGTTAGGTAACAAGAAATCACGCCGAGTTACTGTTGACTCGATTGGTTACACCTCATCATTTGCCCAAGACTCTGACTTGGTGCTTGCTGTTGAGTCAGACCCAGACATTGAAGATCAAGGAATCATTCGTGTGGTTATCGCACGAGCAGCCCCACAAGGAGAAATCCGAATTAACTGGGACTGGAACAACATGGACTTTACGGAAGTAGGAGAAGACGGAGATGACGATGACAGCGACAGGGACAACTGGTATCACTGATATTGCAGACGTACTGACACGACTAGGTGTCACCGTCAAGCGAATTGGTGAGCGAGAGATATCTGGATGTTGTCCTGTGCATGCTGCACGGACAGGTAAAGAAGATAGATCACCATCGTGGTCTATTAATGCAAATACTGGTCTATGGATTTGTTATTCATGTGGTGCTAAAGGAACTTTGTCTACTCTTGTTTCTGAGTTGACAGGAGAACCTGACAGCATTATTGCGGTTCATTCATTCCTTGTTCAGTCTGGTCTTGATCGTTTAACCGCAGAGCCTACGGTTGCATACAAGCCTGAAGTAGATTGGAAAGTGTTCAGTGCTTTCCCAGCCCCATCTGATCAGTCGTTATGGACTCGTGGTCTTGATAGGGCATCTGCAAAGAAATACGGAATCAGATTTGACGAAAAGAAACAGGCATGGATTCTTCCGATAGTTTCATCGCTTGGTGAGTTACTTGGGTGGCAAGAGAAAGAACCAGCAAAAGTTCGCAACTATCCAATTGGTGTTAAGAAGTCAGACACATTGTTTGGCCTAGACAAAGTTTCTCAAAAGGTTGTAATGGTCGTTGAGTCACCGTTGGATGTAGTAAGAGTTGACACTGTTATGGATGGTGTAAGTGCGGTGGCTACTTTTGGCTCACATGTAAGTAGGACTCAGATACGACTTCTATCCGAGCATGCTGACAGTTTGATTATTGCTATGGATAACGATGAGGCAGGTATTGAGTCTGCAAAACGTATTACAGAACAGTTGCCATCGTTCCGTTATGGTGTAAAATATATACACTACGCACACACGGACGCAAAAGACATCGGTGAAATGACACAGGACGAAATTCTTACAGCAGTTAAGCAAGCATCAGTATTACCTTGGTGGATAAATGTTTAAGGGAAAACTTTATCCGTTTCAAGAAGAGGCAACCGAGATGATGGTTGACCGTGGTCAAATGTTGTTAGCCCTCGTCATGGGTGCTGGTAAAACTGTAACCACATTGGCAGCAATGGAAACCTTGTTGGAATCTGATGAGGTTAAGAAAGTTCTTGTTGTTGTTCCCTCTTCATTAAAGTATCAATGGGCTAGAGAAATTGCCAAGTTTACGGACTCAAGTTGTGTTGTTATTGATGGTACGGCTGCTGGTAGAAAGAAAGCATGGCGCACCGCACTTAGCGCACAGTACGTCATCGTCAACCCAGAGTCATTGGTTAATGACATGGCTCACTTTGAGAAGCATAAGTTTGATGCAATAGTTATTGACGAAGCAACAATTATTAAAACACCAAGGGCAAAGCGTTCTCGAATGCTAAAGCGCATCGGTAAGAAGTTTCACTACCGATTTGCATTGACTGGTCAGCCTATTGAGAACAGGCCAGAGGAGTTGTTTTCAATCATGGAATTTGTTGACCCTACTGTGCTTGGAAAGTTTGAAGTATTTGACCGTACTTTTATTGTGCGTGACCATTTTGGTAAGCCAAGTAGATACCGAAACCTCAAGGCTCTAAACGATAGCATGCAAGAAGTGATGATTCGTAAGACTCGTGAGGATATTCAAGATCAATTACCTCAAGTCATTAATCACTTTATTCCAGTTCCTTTTGACTCAGCAGGTGCATCAACTTACCGTGTACTGGCATCTGACTTGTTAAACGCTATCCAAAAGGCAATCACTCAGCATGGTCGTGGATTTGACCTATGGGCGCACTACTACGGAAACAGCAACAACATGGAAGCACAAGGTGACATCATGTCAAGACTTACTACGTTGCGTATGTTTTGTGACAACCCAAACCTGGTCAAGTTGTCTGCTGCACAATACTTAGATGACAACAACGACCAAGGAAGCAAGCATGCTTCTCAAGTAGTTGCTCAAGGTCTTATTTCTGACAGCCCAAATACTCCTAAGTTAGATGCGGTTATTCAATACATTGAAGATGTGCTCAACGAAGACCCAAAGAATAAAGTTGTATTGTTTTCTTTCTTTAAAAACAACCTTCGTTTAATTCAAGAAGCAACTAAACAAATAACTACCAGTGTTTTGTTTATGGGCGGTATGGATATGATGGCTAGGGACAAGGCTAAACAACAGTTTGCTAATGATCCAAACACCCGTCTATTCTTGTCCTCAGATGCTGGTGGCTACGGCGTGGACTTGCCTGTGGCTAATTATTTGATTTCTTATGACTTACCGTGGAGTGCTGGAAAACTAGACCAAAGAGAGGCTCGAATCATTAGGTTGTCATCCGAGTTTCCGCACGTTAACATAGTCTCATTCGTAATGAAGGGGAGTATTGAGGAAAGGCAATACGAGATGTTGCAAGAGAAAAGAAACATCAACAAAGCATTCATTGATGGTGGTCACGACCACAAGGGAAACTTTCAACTGAACTTAGGCGCACTGTCTTCGTTCTTAACAAACAGCGAGGTATGAAATGGCAAAGATTGTAAGAGAAACACCAGCATCAGAATTTGATGAAGCACACGCACGGCGTGTAGTTGAAGACTTTAAGAACCACAAGTCACTACTCGATCAAACACAGAAGCGAACAGATGCTCTTAAAGCAGAACTAACTGAGATGCTCGTTGCTCACGGCAACCCAGACGAAAAAGGAAACATCTGGATTGACCTAGGTGATGTAGAACTCAAGCGTGAACGCCGTGTATCCAAATCATTTAATTCCAGTGCTGCTGAAGCATGGGCTAAAGAGAATGGTCATTGGGATACAGTGAAGGAAGTAGTTGAAGTTCTTAGCGAAGACAAGTTGCTTGGCCTTGCTTGGAATGACGAAAACATTCAAGAGAAAGTCAAGACGTTCTATGTTGAGAAAGAAACATGGGCGTTAAAGGCTTAGATGACATTTTTGGGGATCTCCCTAATTACCCTGGTAAGAAGCCGCCCAAAAACAGAGGCGGTGTAAAACAGGATAAGAAAGAAGATCCTTTTGAATTTCTCCATGCAACGTACTACCAGATGAATGGAGAAAAGGTAGCCTTCTATACAGTTGGGGAGGTTGCTAAAGCGCTGGGTAGGAAAACAGACACGATTAGACAATGGGAAAACAGAGGATTTATTCCTACTCCAAAGTTTCGTACTGCTCCTCCTGAAGGAAATCAAATTCCTGGAAAAACAGCAAAAGGACGTAGGCTTTACAGCCGAAGTCAGGTAGAGTTGTTGCTCTACGCAGTACAGCATTTTGGAATCGATAATCCAAGAGGAAAGAATGCTGATTGGGTAGGTTTCAAAAAACATATAAAAGATAATTGGACAAAGTAATCACGAACGAAAGCACAGGTAAAAATCATGTCAAATAGATACGATGAAATTGAAGACGATGAGCAAGAGATTGCATCACCGATCAAAGCAAAGCAAACAGAAGCGGTAGACGCACCAACATCAAAAACCATTAAGCGTGGTTGGGGTGCAGCAGACCGTGTTCAAGAAGCAGCATCACCATATGCACAGCGCTTCAAGGTAACCGAAGACACACAAGTCATCAAGTTCCTTGAGGATGAGCCATACGCATCATTCCGCACACACTGGATCGATGGTCGCCAAGGCCAGAAGTCTTTTGTTTGCTTGCATGATGACCCAAATGGTTGCCCATTGTGCAACGCAGGAAATCGACCAAGCACAAAGTTTGCATTCAACATTGCTGTACTTAGCAACGATGAAGAGCCACTAGTCAAGTCGTTTGAAGTTGGTGTTCGTTTGATTGACCAACTGAAGAACTTCCACCTTGATCCACGTCAAGGACCATTGTCCAAGAATTACTGGGCAGTATCCAAGACTGGTAAGGGAGCACAGACACAGACCATCTTGCAGATGGTTCGTGAGCGTGACCTTGAGGAATGGAATCTGACAGCATTTGATGAAGACACCATGAAGGTGTTGAACAACAATGCTTACGACCCAAGCATCATCAAGATCCCAACTCGTGCTGAGTTGTTGGAAGTCGCTACAGACCTTCTTGACGCTCAATAACATTCATGCAACAGACGGTACACACCGTTGAAGAGTTGCATGAACTTGTTGAGGTAGTAACAAAGGCAGGGGAGTTTGCCTTTGACATTGAGTCCCGTGGGGTGATTGAGCGCCATGCTGATATTGACGCTCTGTTTAAAGCAGAGTGTGAAGGTCACATAGCAACGCTCAAGAACCCTGCGGATTCAATTGTTGCCTCATCAACTGAAGCAATTCGCCAACGGTATCTCAAAGAACTTGCACTAGATCCTCTACGCAATGAGGTGTTCTGGATTGGCATTGCTACATACGGTCGTTCATGGGCTATACCTATGGGTCACTTGCTTGGCGAAATAGTTGTTCCTGAAGAACGTGGTGATGGTACAACTGTCCCACCATCTGGGTATCGCAAGGTGACATCAAGTGGTAAAGAGTCACTGGCTAAAGCCAAGTATGTAATTCCTGGGGTTTACTCAGAACCTCCACAACAGTTATCAAGGCTTGAAGTGTTTGAGGCTTTGCGCCCGATCTTCTTTAGTGACCTTGTAAAAGTAGGACACAACGTAAAGTTTGATGCTCGTTCTATCCGCAAGTACTACGGAGAGTTACCACCAGGTCCATATATGGACACAATGATTCTTCAGCATTTGGAAGACGAAAACTCTCAGTCGTTTTCGTTGACTAACTTAATTGCTCAAAACTTTGGTGGGCATGATGCCTACGCCAAAGAAGGAAAACTTGGTGCGGTAATCAACACCGTTCCATTTAGTTCAGCCGCTAAGTACGTTCACTTAGACGCTCGCTGGACATGGGTTTTGTATCAGAAGTTGATGTCTAAGTTAAACCTTAGTGAGGACATTCAGCCTGCTATTAAGCAAGACATGGAAGTTTTGCGTGTTCTCATGCTGATGGAGGACGAGGGGATTACCGTTAATACGCATTCCCTCAAGCGGTTACGAAAAGAACTTGATGGCAAGGTAGGTGAATGCCTACTTGAGATTTCGGATAACTCCTACGCTGGGTTCAACCCAGACTCAAATAAGGATAAGCAGACGTACTTGTTTACAGGTAAGCGTCAAGGTGGCCTAGGTCTTAAGCCAACTAAGAAAACAAACAAGGGTGCTCCCTCTGTTGACAACGATGCTTTGGAGAAGTTAAAAGATAAACATCCACTTATCCCGTTGTTGTTAAAGTACGCAGAATTGCAGAAGATGAAGTCAACCTATGTTGATGGTCTTATTCCTAAACTAAACAACGGTAAGTTGCACCCATCTTTTAACTTGCACCGAGCCGCTACAGGTCGCTTATCTTCATCTAACCCAAACTTACAGAACATCCCACGAGACTCAACTATCCGTAGTTTGTTTGTTCCTCCAGATGGCTACACCATGTTGGTGGCTGACTACGACCAGATTGAACTACGAGTCATGGCTATGTTTAGTCAAGACCCACAGTTGCTTCGAATCTTTAAAAACAACGAGGACATTCATGCTGCAACTGCGGCTGCTGTGTTTAAAAAGTCCATAGAAGAAGTTACATCAGAAGAACGCCAGATTGGTAAGGGCGTTAACTTCCTCACCGCATACGGTGGTGGTCACAAGAAACTTGCCCTGCAAACAGGCATTGAGGAAGAACACGCCATGACAATTCTTGATAACTACTACAAGAGTTTTGCTGGTCTTACTAGGTGGAAACAGATTGCTATCACTAAGGCTGTGCGTAGTGGGTATGTATCCACAATCAGTGGTCGTAGGCGCAGACTTCCAGAGTTGCTATCTAAGGATTCGTTTACACAGTCACGAGCACAGCGACAAGCAATTAACGCCATCATTCAGGGTAGCGCCGCAGACATCTGTAAGCAGGCCATGATTGACGTAAACAATGCTTTTGTAGGTAGCAATGCTCGAATGCTGGTTCAAGTCCATGACGAACTTGTAGCAATTGCCCCAGAAGAAGATGAAAACTCTGCAATGTCTACCTTGGTGGATGCTATGGGTCATGATAGGAGTATTATGGGGGTCACACTTAAGGTGTCATGTCATGCAGCAACTAACTGGTCGGAGGCAAAAGGAAAATGAGTTACCTTGCAGATAAAAGAAATTTCTGTTTGATGCTTTCAACTCCGTCTGGTCAAGACTTTGCTAGGAACATGGGGATGACCCCACCTTCTGAAGAAGTCCAGGAAATGGAACGCAGGCTTATTGATGACCAATGGGAACTTCTTCATGAGTTTGGTATATTTGATGAAATATCTGAGTCGGTAGACTGGTTTACCGAAGTCATTTCCTCTAATATGGATATGACAGATATGCCAACTCCAGAGGCTTTGGAAGGCTCTAAGGCAGTTCTTATATCTTTTGGAATGGCGTTGATTCAAAAACTTGTAGAAAATGAAATGGTTATTTTGACCTTACCTGTAGACTAAGGAAATACAATGAGTAGTTGGTGGGATAGAAAGTTAAACAATGCACCCCAAGAAGAGCGTAGGGCGTTACCGTCTGAGCGTGTAATCCTCCCTGCGTTGCAACAGCAAGCACAACAGCGTGTGATGCAATCACCATTACAGCATCAAACAACTGTTGCCCAAAATGTTGACCCCAACGGTCAAACAGATATGGGTAGTGCTATTCGCTCATGGAAGGGTGGAGAAGCCCATCGTGTGGACGGTAATCAAACTTGTCCACGATGCGGAAGTAACAACGTATTTAGTAGATCAAACGCATCAGCAGGTGGAAAAGTTCCTGCTCCAAGATGCTTTCAATGTGGGTGGAATTCCCTGTATGATCAAGGTGAACAAGGCAACTGGGTATAGGAGAACAAGTGGAAAACAATTGGGACAGTCTGTCCTCAATCATTAATTCGGTTAACAAACAATACGGTGCAGGAACAATTGTTAAGGGTAGTGATACTCGTGGCAAATTAGAACGTATCTCTACGGGCATTTTGTCGTATGACTTGATGCTTGGTGGTGGTTGGCCTGTAAACCAATGGAGTGAAATCATTGGAGAAGAATCCTCTGGCAAGACTGCACTTGCGTTTAAAACAATTGCAACTAACCAAGCGCTCAACCCAGACTTTATTTGTTTGTGGATTGCTGCCGAAGAGTTTGTTCCAGATTACGCAGAATCAATTGGTGTTGACTTAGATCGCTTGTGGATTGTTGAAACCAACATCATGGAGCAGGCGTACAACTTGGTTATCAATGTCATGGCTAACCGTGCTGTTGACATGATTGTCATTGACTCACTACCTGCACTTGTTCCAGATGATGAGTCCGAGAAGATGATGGAAGAGTTCACTGTAGGTCTTGGTGCTCGTCTTACTTCTAAGTTTTTCCGCAAATCATCAGAGGCTCAGAAGCGTTCACTTATTACTGAGGAACGCAACTGCACTGGCCTGATGATTAACCAGTGGCGACAAAAGATTGGTGTTATGTGGGGTGACCCACGCACTACTCCAGGTGGGCTTGCGAAGAACTTTGCATACTTCTGCCGTGTTGAAGTAAAGCGTGACGAGTGGTTGAAAGAGAAAGACGAAGTTGTAGGTCAAACTATCAAGGCTCGTACTCTCAAGAACAAGACTTACCGCCCTAACCAAAGCGCTGTCATTGACTTCTATTTTGCCCAGACACAAGGGTTTGAAAAGGGAGACTATGACACACTCAAGGACATGTTGAACATCGGTATTGCTGTTGACATCATTACTCGTGCTGGTGCTTATTACTCGTTTGGGGAGGGTCGCTGGCAAGGTAAAGACAAGATGCTTGATGCATTCCGTGAAGATCTTGACATGCAGAAAGATTTGATTGCTAAAGTCAAAGCACACTACGGTGTTGCACGGTGAGAATCATAGGAAAAGACCCAGCCGATGACAAACGAAAGATTAATAAAGCGTCTGTTAAACAAGAGAAACGAACCGCTAATTCGTATAAGGGATCTCGTAACGCTCGCTCTGGTGCTGGCTGGCTTCGCAAGAATGATGTTCGTGCGGAAAACCTCCTCATCGAAAACAAACTCACGACAGGATTAACTCAGATAACTCTCAAGGCTCTTGACCTTGTTGAGTTGCGTGAGCGAGCCATCATTGAAAATAGGCTTCCTGTATTGCAGTTTGACATTGGTGGAAGACGTTATGTCGTTATTCCCGAAGACGATTTCTTGGAGATGATTGATGAGTGAAATGCATGACTACAAGAAGTTGCTGACTATGAATGGTCGTGTGCTCCCAACCGTGGCAATGCAGATCTTAAAAGATCGTAATGTCAGAGAATCTACACGGGACACAGACCACATTCACCCAAGCGATCTGGCAAAGCGAGACTGGTGTCCACGGGCTAATTGGTACACAATTAAGAAGCACCCAAAAGATCCAGACAATTTTTCATTTCAACGATTGAATGTGTTTGCTGAAGGTCACTACATCCACGCTAAATGGCAAGACTGGCTAAACAACGCTGGGGTACTTGAAGGTTTGTGGCAATGCAAGAGCGATGTATGTAACAACAAGTGGGAAGCAATAAGCCCAGAGAAATGCCCGTCTTGTGGCACTCCTAAACCTATTTACCGTGAAGTGCCGATTAGTAACGAGGAATACCACATTCTTGGTCACGCAGACGGTATTGTCAATGATAAACAAGGTCGTACATTGATTGAGATTAAATCCGTTGGGCTTGGTTCAGTTCGTTTTGAAGCCCCAGATTTATATTATGCATACCAAAAAGGTGAAATAACACTTGATGGTTTGTGGAAAAAGATTCGCCAACCTTTTTCAAGCCACATTCGTCAAGGGTTGTTATATATGTATTGCACTGGTATACATGAGATGACTTTCTTGTACGAGTGGAAACCTACACAAGAAGTAAAAGAGTTTGTAGTTGGGTTTACCCCTGAATTGGTTCAACCAATGCTTGACAACTGCAAACGCCTTATGACAGCATTAGAGGGAGATATTCCACCGATGCGCCCAATGTGGGCAGAAGAACCCACATGCAATGGTTGTAAGTTTTGTCCGTATAAGAACACATGTTGGAGATTAGAAGATGAATCCAGAGATGGAACTGTTTCAGAAAAACTTTCCGTTACCAGAAAAGCCAAGAGGAACACTCCCAGAACTTCCTCGTAACATCAGCGACATTGGTGACTCCGACTTAATGGAGTTGTACACGGACTTCATGGCTTGGTTGATTTACGCCAAGGCTCAATTAGTTCAGGCTGAGATTTCAGAAGAGCGTGAGCGCAATATCCTTGAATACCTACAGTCATCAATCTTGATTGAGCAGTGGGGGAATAAGACCAAGGGTGACTTGGTTACTGTGGCTAAAGCCAAGCGTGACATCGACCCAAAGATCCAAGACCAGTCTGAGATCTACACCCAGAAACGTGCTTATCGCAAACTCGTAGAGACAGTGTTTGATCGTTGCGAGCGTGGTGCTCAGGTAGTTTCCCGTGAATTGTCACGCCGTATTGGTATGTCGGGTAAGGAACTTCGCCAACATAGGTACACGGCGTAATGGGTAATAAGCACAAAGCCAAAGGTACTTCCTTTGAAACCTTGATTGTCAACTACCTCAAGGAGC